ACCTAGATTAGATGGTGGAGGTAATGGTGAAGGCTATATAAATTTTGCATTACAAAGTGTATCAAACTTAAAAATGGTTTTACAAGACGGAGGTAATTCACCTGAAGTAAGAAAATCACTCGGTAATGCTTGGTTAAGACTAAACGGATTACACAAGGGTTCTCCAATTAATGTAAACAAGCTCAAAGAGATGTCAGATACAGATTTGGAAATGGCAGCGATATTATTCCCAGGCAGAGGAAAAGCAGAGTTTTCACAAAAGGTACAAGAATTGATTGATTTAGATAACCTTGTTCGTGACAAGGATGGATTCATTAATGGTATATCTCCTGACATTCATCAAAGAATAATGCAGGCAGAAGACCCTGTGCAACAAGATAAGCTAATTAAAATAGCTCAACAACAAATAGAAGAACAAAACAAGATTGATGAAGTTACATCTAAGGTTTTAGTAGACCTACAGACAAGGGGGGAAATACCTACATTTAGCAATCAGTTTACCATCGAGTCATACATGGATTCATTATTCAAAGAGGGAGTAACTATAAAGCAATTCAATCAATTGCTAAAAGAGGTAAGAGAAAAAAGCCCTGCTGATTACAATGCATATAAGAGAGCTGCTTATGATTATCTAGTTAACCGATCAGGTGGTGGAACTAATTACGAAAAGGGTGCACAGAAAGCATTTGGTGAAATTACATTTGACCCTATATCAATGTTGAAAAACCTAGAAGATAATCGTGAAAAACTTATTTCTTTATTGGGTCTAAATAAATTTAATAAAATAAAATCAAGGGTTAAGAGTATGAGAGAGTTCTCTGTAACTCAAGAGAAAGCAGCAGGTAAATTCAGTATTGCAGGTAATCCAATTGATGGTAATGGTACTCCTTTCTTTAGTGACCTAGGTAGTGTTGCTAATGAAAGATGGACGCAAGCTATGTTATTGATAGACGAAGGAAATAAGAATCCATTTAATAAAAAGCTAGTCAGTAGAGGTGAGTTATTTCAAATACAAAGCAGTCTTTTCTTGAGATCGAGATTAGGACTTGATTCTTATATTATGTTGTCAGATATGTCTGAAGCTGATCCAAGATTTAATATGAGTATAATTGAAGAGTACGCAGGTATTTTTAATAGAACTTTTGATGAACAATTAGAGCAACAACAAAGGTTAGAAGAATTAAAGATTAGAAGAAAAAATGATCCTGCATTAGATATACCTTATACTCCATCTGATTAGCTAGACAAACCATTGGACTAATAAAAAGGGCGACCCAGGGCCGCCCTTAGTAGATAATAGTCACAATGCAAATTAAGTCGAAGAAAAGTATAAGGACTTAAATAGGAGGAGAGAAATATCAAAAACCTCCCTGCAGGTGTTACCATTCTGCATTACCTTATTCCTTTTCTTCTGCATTAATTAATAGCTTGTCTTCAGCAGAACGCAACTTTTGTTTCAAATTAGTTACATCTTTATTTAATTCGTTGTTCTGCTTGGTTAATGTTTCGCAAGCGATTGTCATTGCCGCAAGCCCTTTCTTTAGTACATCTTCTGCAGATGTGTCGAAAACACTTGGAGTGAATGGTTTTTCTAATGTAGTTGTAGTCATGTTTATCTGAATCTTCCAATTTGGTTAATGAATTTAAATTTACCCATAAGGTCTCTTTCGCCCTCACGGTTTTTAGCTATTTTGTAATCTAGTTCTATGTAGGAGTTTTGACCATCTGTAAATCTACAGTTATTTAGGTCTCCACCTCTAGCCCACATAAGCAGGATTACATCTGCATCGTTCTCAATGTCCCCGGAATCTCTAAGGTCGTGAATACTTAATCCACTATCCCTCTTAGCTCCTTCACGATTGACCTGTGCTAGTAAGATGATAGGTATATCTAACTCAATAGCAAGTTGTTTTATGCCGTGTGATATAAATGATATACCTTCGGCTTTGGACATCTTGGTGTCGTAGGGTATGAGTTGTAGGTAATCTATAACTAGAGCTTCTATTTTATATTTCCTTTTCATTGATCTTGCTTTGGATCGCAGTTCATCAATGTTACGAACATAATGCTCTGTATAGATAGGGGCCTCTTTGATTCGTCTCAAGGATTCATATACTGCCTCCTTGTCTGATTCTGAAGCCACTTGATCTCTAAATTTTCTGAGGTTAGTAGCACTAGCAGTTTGTGCCATACGCTTGGTTAACTGCTCCGTAGGCATCTCAAATGAGAATATACCTATAGGCTTGCCGTCAGTTACTGCTGCCCTAAGTACAATATTCAGGGCCAACTGTGACTTACCACAAGATGTAGGAGCAGATATAACAAATACTTCACCCTTACCAATACCACCTTCGTCTAACTTATCGTCTAGATGGTCGATACCAGTCTTGAGTGATGTAAACTCATAGTTCCCTTCGAGCATAGATTCTAGCTTTTCCTTGAGTGCTTCAGAAGCATCTTTTATACCTGCTTCCTTTTGATCTGCATCTACGATGTCTCTAATAGATTTATCTAGTAGAATAGACGCAGATTCAGCGTTATTTCCCTCTAGGATGCCCTCTATGCACTTCCTTGATGCTAGGAGTAGGGATCGAGCCTGCGACCTCTCCTTGACGATTTTAGAGGCATTTATGGACATCAGAGATGTCTGTACCTTTTGTTGTATTTCGTATAGCCTGGATATACCACCGATTTCTCCTTCGATGTTTTTTCTTCTGACCCTATCAAATACAGTAATTTCGTCTATGGAATGGTTATCATTAGCAAGCTCGGTCATGCATTCAAATATCAATTTGCAGGCAGGATCAAAGAAATCCTCTGCTTTGACTATTTGATGCACAATATCAAAGGTATCGTCCCCTTCAGGCAGGAGACAAGAACCTATTACCACTTCCTCTGCATCTTGAGCAAATGGTTGTTCAATGTTAAATTCAAGCATACTAAGACTGTTCTCTCTTATATTTAGAGATTATAAAAACCGAGCAATCTAATTCAATTGCTAACTCTTCTTTCGTCTTTGGCGACAATCTTATATAATTTTTTTCATCTTCGGTAAACTTCTTGCGTTTCCTACTCTCTATGATGTCGTGTATACTGTCTTGAGCTATGGCGATTTCACCACGAATTTTTGCTCGGCTAACATCCATTTTAGCATTAGTGTAAAAGGCTTTTCTTATCTCGCCTTGGGGGTCATCGCAAAAGTTTTTACGATGTGATTTTTGGTATTTCTCTATATAATCCATTTTATCTTAGTATATCGTCTAATTCTGCAGGAAGCTCTCCTGCTTTTATTTTATTTTGTGTCCATAGCCAACAAGCCATATTCCACATTACTGCTCCAAAATGATCTTCTGTCTGATCATTGTCTCTGCATTGCATCAGATGTCTGTATGCTGCATCGCAATACCTAGAGGTGGGTATTCCCTTTCTCCAATTGTCAGGACCATATTTAGAAGCTCCATCCTCGAACCTTCTAGCCATAGCCATAATTGCTTCAGTAGGAATCATACTAGGTATGCCCTTGCCCTGCATGGCATCACGGACTGCCCCTGTTGTAAAGGCAGTCCGATTACCACTATCAGGTAATATTTTATCACCTGAAATCTGCATTAGAAGGGTGACTCCTCTGTTGCAGGTTCTGCAGTTTTCTTCTGCAATTCACTTACTTGACCACTAAGCCAAGTGCGACCACCTTGGGATTTTTTCACCCAAGCTGCAAGCCTCATCTCTTTGCCACCAATGTTAATGATGCCTGTGAAGCCTGGTTTCTTACTTTCTGGATCAACATCATCCTTGAATAAACGGAATGTGTTGGTATCATCGTATTCTTTTGCCATAATATTATTATTAGTTGGTTAAAAAATGTCTTCTTGTTCTACCTTGACTGCCTTTGCTTCCTTGCCGTGAGTGTTGGTTGCATCTGCATCCTGCTCATCGTCCAAGGCAAGAAGCCCACATAATGCGTACTTCCGACTATAACTGCTAGAAGCCCCTGAAATTTGAGCCTCAGATTGGCCCTTAACTTGTGATGGTTCTCTAGCATAAGCTGAGACTTGGATTGATTCATCGGATTCATTATCTATAATAGTAGCAGTTGCCTTCATATAGAATCTGTCCCCAATGACTTCAACTTGGTCACTTAGAACTATACTGACTTGGTACTCTTCAAATGTTTTCTTAGCACCGTTTAAGATGTCGCTACAATTCCAATACTTGTAGCCACCGAATTTATTTACCCTTGTTTTGGGTATTCTAAGAACCCTTTGGATTCTTGATATTTTTTGTCTTAGATTTAATTTTTCCATATTTATCTTTTGTTAAAAAATTCCTGTACAGTTTTATTCTTTCTTTAGAATTAGTGCAAGCATTTATTTCACTTGTTTTGTATTTTAATGTCTTTAGTGAAAACTCTTGTTCTTTCTTCGTAAGCCTGCCAAATCTCTTGCACAATTGGGTGACCCCTACAGGGTGCAGCAGGTCAAAACGGTGACCCTCTATGTAGTCTGCTAACTTCCTCAACGCCTCTACATATGTTACATTAGCATTGTTCCCTCCGTATCTTTTCCAGGCATTGTACACTTTACCTTCCCAAGCATTAGCTTGTCTATGGATGCATCCACGAACCACCCCTGTGGAGTGGTCGTGGTCTACAACTGCATCCGTCAGACTAATGTCAAATATAGGACACTTAGTACCCTTATTATTATCCCTGAATTCCTTGATCTTAGTCTGAGGTAGATATTTCATTTACTTCTTTGATCCAAATGATCGCACCTTTTTTAGTAGTAGTACAACCATCGCTATTAGGTCTGCGAGTACAAAAACAAGATATAGCCTTATTTTTGTCAATAGCCCAAATCTTGCGTCTCCCCATATAGCCTTTCGGCATGTCTTTATGTATGTATTTGATTTCATATAAATTAGCCATTTATTCTGTTAAATAATGTTACGAATGCTTTAGCACAAGTAGCAGGGACTACTCCATTTCCGAGTAGTCTGAGAGCGTCCACCCTACAGGTAGACCCATCAACTGTTCCACCCAATTTGGATTGAGCCTCCACTTCGTCAAAGAATGGTCGTGCATACCTTGTACCTGTTCCCCTAGGTTCGACTTCTGTCTGTCTACTAGACAAGCTCTTGAGTCTTGTTCCTTCGGAGTCCCCCACAACCCTTGGCTCTTCCCACTCTTGTTGTTCTTCGTCTGCTCTTGCAACTGCTTTGCATCTGAATATGCTTTCACCATTAGGGGATCGACCTGCTCCCTCAAGTTGCTTGGTAGGTTTCTGCCCTTCCGAGTTGTGCTTGCTTGCCGTACTGCAGCTTCGTAGCTTCTGCTCGGCAGGTGATCCATTGTGTTCGGTGTAGCCCAATTCTGCAGGTGTATTACTGCATCCCTCAGTTTGGCCCCGAACTCCGTTCCACTCTCCCTCTTGGCTCTGAATCCATTGTTCGTTAAATAGACATTCTTCGCTACTCCCCCCTCTGTGCATCCTGCTACACTCGGTGTTGGATATGCCAAGGATGAAGACTCTTTTTCTTTGGTGTGGCAAGCCGACTTCAGTCGCTGAGAATATTCCTGCCGTTGCTCTGTAACCCAATTGTTCCAATGTTCTGAGGACATATTTGAGAACAGGTTCTCCGTCTCCTGTCTTTTGGGTGATGATGCCTTCGACATTTTCAAGGAAAACAATTCTTGGTCGGCACTCTCTGATTCCTTCGGCAATATATGGGAACAAATGTCTAGGGTCTTCAGTTGCTCTTTTAGCTCCTGCAACGGAAAACGGTTGGCAAGGGAAGCCTCCTGAAAGAATATCCACTTGTCCTCGAAACTTTCTATATGGGAAGGTTTTAAGGTTCGTATAAATAGGTGCTTTACTAAGCCACCCTTGCTCAATCTTTTTTGCCAAGTTGAAGACTGCGTAGGCTTCGATCTCAACATAAGCGATTTCTCTGACATTTGGCAGAACTCTTTTGAGTCCAAGTCCGATTCCCTCATAACCTGTACAGAGGGAAAGGTGTGTAAGTTTTTTGGTATTATCCACATTGTTCATTTAATTTGATTATTTTTGTTTTGTTCATTGGTATATCATAAAAATATTCCCCTGCTGCGATAGCCCTATTCGGAACTTCTACAACAGGTGAATCCTTAATGACATTAGAATGTATGCTAACTGCATACTCATAGTTTGAATCCCAAGCGTGATAAATGCAAGGGTAATCTAGCTCTACAAATTTTTTCTTTCTGTAGGGTATATGTATAGTATCGTATGGGAACTTGCCATTAGACCAAATGTTCCTTCTTTCGCACTCTACATAAATCTTTTTAGTAGGGTTCAGGTAGACTATCAGGTCAACACCATAGACATCAGGATTATCTTTAACACAGTATCCTTTTGAAGATATGTATTTCTTACTAGCATTTCTGCTCAATTCGTCTACTGCATCGAATGCTTCTTTGTTAAACTTATGGTGTTTTGACTTAATCATTTCTTCATCCAATCCATCCAATATAATTTAGCTAGGTGTCTGAATCTAGTAATGCCCTTTTTCATTTGAGTTATTGTCCAATTCTTATGGTAGTGTTTCCTGCTCTCTGTACATATACAAACGCTAGTAACCATAGGTAGATAATCTAACTCAAGGTCCTGGGCCAACCAGTTTGATTCTACTGCTAATTGAGTACAATCTTTGGTCTCATAGAATTTGCCACCTGTGCCTTTTGTATCTCTGCACTTGTAGTCAAATAGATGATATTTACCATCTACCTTTGCAATGAAATCTACTGATCCTGCTGACTTCATCTTGTCACAGTACAGTATCTTTTCGCAGGCTATAGGTTCTACATCATTATCTCTGATGAAATCTATAAAAGGTTTCGCCCAGGGATCGAAGGGTGACCGTTTTTTAGCTTCGGCTGCTTCGTCCATTAATTTATTAATCACCTCTTCTAGCCTTGCATGGACGGCAGTACCGAACTCACTAGACTTGATAGTTGATCCATCTACAGGACTAATTCTATGACCATACTTCATCTCCTGAATCTCTTGTACAGAAGCTAATGGGTATTCTCTAGCTAACTCTACAATCTTTCTAGGAGTCCATATATTATCTAAGAAATCATTTTTCATCGTAGACAATATAGTTGTACAAGAAGGGTATGCTTTTACCTTCTTGGCTTGTGCAGGAGTTGAAGCCTTTGTCAAGTAAGGCTCATCTATGCAGTTGTAAAAATGTCCGTCACTCATTTCTTTTTCTTTTTATTAGAGTGTTTCTTTTTGGACACTTGGTTGGTTAATAGTTTAGTTGTAATCATAAATTAATAAATCTCTATACCATCTAATATATCTATATTATCTGTTGTATATATGTTTGGTATTGGTTTTGCAATTTTGCAACGGCTCTTTTGCAATTTTGTAATAGGCTTTTGCATATTTGCAACACGGTTTTGCCAATACGAATCTTTGACGCACTCCTTGAATAAACTATCAGAGAGTGTGTGCCAAAGAGTTTTGTCGTATCCTCGCTTGTTGAATGAATCTTCCACAATTGCACCCTTCTTAGTGAGGTCTTTAAAGCACCTGTATATTTGATGCTTGGACAAAAACGGAAAGAAATATTGCCATTGGTTGCTTGAGTTAAATACCCAATACTTCCCTGCAATCTTGTTTCGGTTATATTTTTGATTTCGTAGGACAAAATAGATAATGGTATGTAGGACTACTGCTTGACTGATTCCATACTTTTGTGCGTGTTCTGAGATAAAGTTGTAATTTGTCTGCATCGTGTGTCTTCTTTGTATCGTGAGTTCATATCTTCTAAAGCCTTGGTAAAGTTTTTATCCGATAGCATTTCTAAAGGTAAATCATTATCATCGTAGAGGTACTTTCCAAAGCCCTCAGTTGCCCTACAGAGCAGGCAGCCATCGCCATCCTCCTCTATGTATTCGTGCATATACTTCTTGGCTTCTGATCGTGATTTAAATACCTTATGGTATGTATTTCCAGTATAGGTTGCTCTATATATTACTACCCACATATTTTTTCTCCTTTCTTATTTTCTACTATTTGTATTGCAGTTACTATATCTTGTGAAAGGGAGGTGTCTCCCTGCTTTATTTTTTGAGTACTCATAAAGAGTAGCTCGGCTAGGATTTCTTCTGAATATTTCATATTAATGATCTAATACATATTCTGAACTGTCGTCAATGACCTTTTGTTTAATAAACTCTATAGTCTCCTTTGGCATTTCTTCTGTAGATTTATAGAAATTTCTATTACCATATTCATCTGTATCTTCTTTATACTTATAATAGGATAATATTTCTATATCTTCTATGTTTACTTCTTGCCAAGATTGTGTGACTTCTCTTTCGCCATATGCACTTGTGCAATCGCAATCCTCTATATCGTAATCAACTTTGACTTCGACATCATAAGAGCAAAGTGATTTGCCCTCGGTTATTTCTATTTCTTCTAATGTGATATTTCTTGTATTTGACATTTTATATTTCTATTTGATCTCCTAAGTACTGCATCAAAGCTCTATATTCTATGAACTTCGATCCTAGCTCTTGATCGAGTGGTTTATATTCTTTTATAAGAGTGTCTCTTACTGACTTCTTATATGTTTCTAAAACTCTTTCTGATGGATAAGGAATCTCATCTCCAAATGCTTTGGTTAATTCTTTAGCCCTATTGAAAGAATCTGTTATCTCTGATTGATGCGTATCTATTGCATCTAGGTATTTTATTAATGACATATGGGCGTTCTTATACCAGCTATCCTGATTTGTCAAGTTTTGTACAGGCCCTGGGCCACAATATATTGTGTATGGGAGTGCCTTGTGACACTATATATGGCACATTCTTCACAGATTCTTCACAAAAAGGGTGACCCTATGCACCAGAAAGGGTGACCCATTCCGGTGACTGTTTCCAGCATTATAAATACATAAAGTATTGATAATCAACAACTTGATACTTTGGCAGCACATCAGGGCCACTTCCTGGACTTCGCTGGTAGAGTGAGGGTGTGTTACCCTCTCTCCCCCCACACTTTCCACACACTTTATTTGCACAAAAAAAGAAGGCAACCTCTCGGTTGCCCTCTTCCCATATCATATCTAATTCACTTAGAAATTCGGTTGTATATCCAACTTGTACTTGTCTATACCTTCGTAATTAAAATCGTTGTTGTCAACCATTTCCCACGCTTCATCTATGGTCTTGGCTTTGACAGTATATCTCTCAACGACTTGGAACTCTGTGAGAGTGCCTTCATCTTTCTTCTTATTGTTCTTCGGCATTTCTCTCCCCTTCTATATCTACGATCTTACCATCGACTGTTGTGGAGTGAAAGAAGCCTGCCTCTTCATCTGCTTCAAGATCAAACTTTAGCTTTGGGAACTTCTTCTTTATAGCTTCCCATAGCTCATCTGATATACGACTCCAAGCAGTCTCAAACTGCAAGCGTATCTCTCCTTCTGTCTCTTCTCCCCAATCGACATAATTGGCATTCCATTTAGTCCCCCAATTGTCACATTGCCAAGTATACCAATCGGCATCCTTTGGCTTTGGTATGTATCTATTGAAATCGAATAGTATTCTTCTATCTTCGATCTTCTCTTCTCTTTGATAATAATTATCGTTAATAGAGAACTTCTTGAATCTATCTAATTCTTTCTGTTCTCCCTCTATATGTATGACTGTTGTTACCCAATTTGGCATAATGATATTTCCTTTCTTTTAATTATATTGATTGTAATAGTTTTGATTATGGTAACGACCTCTGTATGCATCTTGCATATCATAGTCGGTTGTACCTCTTGGCAAATCCTGCTGAACAAAGTATACCCAACAATTAGATTGACTCCAATCGTCCATACGAATCCAACATTTCTTTCTCTGATAAAATGTAGGGTGACCCTCTAGTCGATCTAAATCTTCTAAAGTTGTATCATCTACATCGTATACTTCGACCTTAACATTGTGACCCTTTTTGGGTTCTTCATATAGATAGGGTAACCCATCGACAAGTAATGGGAACTTCTCTGCAGTCTCGCCACAACCTACAAAATCTGAATGTTTAATGATCTTGTGATTGTTGTATCCTTTCTTGAGTGTTCCATATACTGCCACACGCTCTGAGGTGAAACAGTTATTCTTAGAATAATGTACACCATCTAATTCGTGCCAATTGCCAACTCTTTTGACCCTGCCACCATTGACATCAATGATTGCATATCTTGTATCAGTAATCTCAAGGAACGGTATCCAATCTTTTTTGCGTAATCTTGGAATGATGTTCTTTGCAATGTATGCAATGTCTGATGTATTTTTGTCACCGAATCCATCGACAGTACCATTTGAGTAAATCAAATAGTTGCTATCAATTGCAAATGGGTGAACATTAGCAAGAGTCAGGTCACCCATTGTAGCATACCTGAAATGACAGACAAGAGGTCTATCAGTATCGACTATTGAGTCTATACGGTTGTAAGATAATGTACGATAAGTTTGTCCACTATCGAGATAAGTAATACCAAAGCCGTGAGGATTAATCACCTTGGCTTTTTGTAGTACTGAACTGGATATTCTTTTGTTCTTAGGTTTGTGTATAATTAAACACATATGATATGTCCTTTCTTTTATAGTTATTAATCCACTAGTGTGCAAAAATGTTCACTAGTTGTCAAACCTTTATTTTTTTATTTTTTCTGATGGCCCCTAGCCAATTCATCCTGACACGGAATAATTTTTTGCCTCCCCAGCCTGATCCAGCTGGAGAAGCTGCCGGAGGCTGCTGGACGCTAAGTTATTGATTTTCAACCTCTTAAGCAATCCATGGACAATAAATACAGTATAAAAAGGGTGACCCATCAACACCGAATGGGTGACCCTTTTTTGGATGGTCTTCTTAAAATGGGTGACCCTTCTTCTTATATGGGTGTACCCATGATTTGATTCTTCTTCTTCTTAAATGGTTCTTCTTTAGGCACTTACGCATATATGCATTCCCAGTAGCTCCAGCCAGCCCCAGCCAGCAGGAAATTTTGAAAAAAAAATTTTGGGTGTTCCCCAGCACAAAAAAAACAAACCTGACCTGTGATAAGGTGAAACCATAAGCAAACGGTGAACGGTGTACCCATAAGCAAACGGTGAACGGTTTTGCGTAGGGTATTTGCTATGGATCAAAAACAAAGCCTACACCCTGAACACAAATTGCCAAAATAAAGGCACACAAATGCACCTAGAATCGCCTTTAATTTTTGCCAAGGGTAAAGGGTAACAAATCAAATTAGAGCATAAAAAAACCCTGTCGTTGTGACAGGGTTTGTGCATTGGTTTTGGATTATTTTCGAGGTATTACTTTCCCATTAAATAGCCAATAATCTTTTGGCAATGGGATACCCTTTTTTTCATAATCGTCTAACCATAGATATTTTGAATTTATGTCTATTGGATATTTCATAAGATTATATTTCTACACCTGAAGCAATTAAGCGTATTGTTTCATCACTCAAAAAGCTAGTTAAAACAGGTGAGGCTAGTGGTGAGTTATTGATATGTTTTACAAGAGCTTTTAAAGCCTCTGTCTTGGCTTGTATGAGGTCATTGTCAATCGTTTGACCGTTCACCACAACCTCTAACTCATTGACCTTATAAGCTACATTATAAAAGCCATTGTCTTTAACTCTATCATTTAGCCATTTGCAAAGGATATAAGCCTCAGTAGAGAAAGGCACAACCTCACCTTTGTCTCTACGAATTAGCTTAAGAGTTAAAAACAGATTGTACAAACCTTGCATTGTATTTCTACGGTGTGCTAAGGGTGCATCTATGCTTTGACCTTTAGAGGCTTTGCTTGTGATCATATCACACAAGGAACACCATCCGACAATTTTTGAGAAATCCAATGTAGAATTAAAATGTCTAAATTCGATTGTGCCTGATGAGTGGTAATTTCTCAAATTTAGTTTGTGATATTTAATGCTTTCACCGTTATTGGATCGGTTAAAGCTTACTCTGTCACCTCTACTTGTATTAGCACCATTTACAAGGCTGTTAGGCAGGTTTTCAGTAGTAGTACAATATCTTGCACCTCTACCACGCCTAGAGGGTGATACAAGGCAATCTAATGTTTTTTCGTACCTCTTATAAAAGTTAAGTGCATTTCTAAGGTTTTTAGCATTAAAATCTTTTGCATCAATATGCATATGCAAACCACAAGTGCCGTTCACTTTAGAATCGTGTGCATTTAAGACGGTTGTTAAATCGTCAATATGCTTGAACAATTCATTTGAGTGCAAAGGCTTTGTCACAAATTCTTTACCAATGTAAATCTCAGGTATGCTCTGTGACCTTTCAAGTGATCCATCTGTCGTAATGATGAAATCATATTTAAAAGGATCTGTTCTCATTTGGTGCTTTGCATCCTCATAACCAAGGTTTGCAACCTTGTGACCTAATTCCTCAAGATCACTCATTATTTGAGTAAGTTTAGAACGATCAATAAAGCACTCGATTTCAACGCCTTTTGTACGGTCATTTAATAGGGTGCTTGCAATGCTTTGAGCTTGTTCAGGTGTAATCATTTGGAAGCCTTTCTGTTAAGGTTGAAAGGTAATGAATAAGAAGCCTTAAGAGCTTCAAAAAGTACGGTTTGAACTTCAACCATACCTTGTGGCGTGAATTTGATTTTGATATTTTTATTGTTCATACAATTAATGAATCAAAAAAGGTCACCCTTTTCAAGTAAATTGTTACCCTTTTTTTACCCTACTAAATAAAGACGGTCACCCATTGTTTAAAAGACGGTAACCAATGCACCTAAAATGGGTTACCCTTTCTAAGGAAAAAAGGTCACCCATAGTACAAAAAACGGTCACCCTTTTCACCCTGTTTCTTGAATTAGCCACACCCTAGCCAACACGACCAAAATTGGCGACAGGTCGGCAGCCTGCATAGGTCCTGGCCCCATCTGGCACCGGGGGAGGGGGTAAAATTTTTGAGGGTGCGTCAATATCCCTATCCATAAACTGCCCCATAAAAAATTAGAATGCTCAAGGGCCTATATATCGCAACAGGGGTTGACATTTGGCTAATGATTACATAAAAATCCTTATATACTATATGTTGTATATATGTATGGTATAGGTGTTGCAGATTTGCAACAGGGGTTTTGCAGATTTGCAGCAGGGTATGACAGAAAAAGACGAGCTACAAGATGAGATTAGGGCAGCCATAGAGGAGGTTGCCAAGGACAAAGAGTTACTAAAGGTAAAGAGTTTATCTAGGTACAACCCTGAGAGGGTTGCCAAGGTGCTATATTTGTATTCCATAGGTGTTTCGCAGACATCTATAGTTCGCAAGTATGACATACCTAGACCTGTAGTGATAGGGATACTAGTAGATTATGCAGATTACAAAGATAAGTTTAGAGAGATGGGCGGCAAGCTATCTGCTAGGTCATATGTAAACCTAGAGAGTTTAGAAGAAGATGTAGTGCAATCTGTCAGGGAACGGATACAGACTGGCGAATATGAGCCTACACCAAAAGACATCAAAGAAATAAGCATAGCTAAGTCTAATTCTGCAAGGCAGGCATTAACTGCTAGAGGAGAAGCTAGTGCTATTACCGAAAACAGAAGTGTAGTTACACCTGAAGACTACCATGATACAATAAAGGCAGCGGAAGCTAGAATCAAACAAATTAAAGAAGCGGAGGTAATAGATGGCGAAATGCAACAATAAAATGACAGACCATGAAGAGGAAGCATTTGAAAGAGCAACCTCAATTATGTCCGAGCATTTTGGCAACTATGCCATTGTATGCTTAGATTCTGAAGATGCACTAAAGTATGATTATACCAATTATATTATAGGTAAAGCACTACTCAGAGAGACCTTATCTGAAATGAATAAGGACGACTTAGACATAATATGGGATTGCGAAGAGTCTGAAGTCGAGGAAGAAGAAGAGTAGTGGAATTAGTATTTACCCAACATCCTATAGTAAAGCCCCCTACTGATGAAGAGATAGTATTGCTTGGCAAGAATGATCCCAAGTTACTAGCTGATCTGCACAGGGTTCATGAGGGCAGAATACAAGCAAGTATGGATGATCCATTAAAATTTGGCTTTGATCTTGCAGGCTGGGAGAGAATGCAGAGGGGCCTGGAAGAAAACAATGAATGCTTAGTCCTAGGTGGTAATCGTAGTGGTAAAACTACAGGTTGTGCTAAAATGGTCATGAAGGCAGTAACTGAGTCTAGGGATGGTCATTTAGTTTGTTTTAGCCAAAATGCAGATACATCTGTCAAAGTGCAGCAAGCTGCTATATGGGAGATGATGCCCAAAGAGTTCAAAAAGAAAACTAAAAGTATAGAAGGATACATTAATTATTCTATGCAGAATGGTTTTACAGGTAGTAGCTTTATTTTTCCTGACACTAGAACTAGGGTAGATTTTAAGACTTATACTCAGTTTACTAACAATCAGACTATAGTTGAGGGTTTTGAGTTTGGTTTCAAGAACCCTATAGGATTGAATATAGGAGCTTGGCTTGATGAGTACCTGGGCGATGCTACATTGGTAAATACCCTTAGATTCCGTCTTGCTACTAGAAACTCTAAGTTACTTATAGGATTTACACCTATTGACGGATATACACCATTTATATCTGAATACCTCAAGGGTGCAGAAACAACACAAACAAGAGAAGCTAAACTACTAAATAACGAACTTGTACCTATAGAACAGTACAGTCCTGATAGAGAAGCATCTATATGCTATTTGCATTCAGATGAAAATCCATTTGGTGGTTATGATCGTATAGCAAAAGACTTGCGTAACAGACCTGAAGACGAAATCAAAGTTCGTGCATATGGGCTACCTGTTAAATCAATGACAAGTCTGTTACCATTATTTAATACACAAGTAAATGTACTATCTCAGACAAAAAACAAATACGGAATGCAATTTCCAGATATTACCAATAAGCGAAGATATAGTTGTTATCAAGTGGTCGACCCTGCCGGAGCTAGAAACTATGTATCAATCTGGGCAGCCGTGGACAAGGAAGGTAGAGTTTTTATACGGAGAGAGTGGCCCGACAGAAATACATATGGAGAGTGGGCTATCTATGGTGATCCGAAGTGGAGATACGGTCCTGCATCTAAAAAACTCGGATATAATGTTAGAGGATATGCTGAACTGTTTAGGGAAATTGAAGAAGAACTTGGAATAGAGGTATTTGAGCGAATAGGTGACTCTAGGTATTTTGCCAAGGAAAATGAAGACAATGATGATTTGTTTACATCTTTCTACGATTATGATATGAACTTTGTGCCATCTGATGGTAGAGGCGAAGACATGGGTATATCTGCTTTAGATGATTGGTTCAGTTATAACCCTAACGAAAGTGTAGATGCAGCGAACTGTCCTATGTGCTATGTGCACGAAGATTGTGGCAATCTAATAGAATCTTTAATAAATTACAATGCAAAGGGCAAATCTGACGAAGCCCTAAAAGATTTCTTTGATGTAATTAGGTATCTCCGTATGGTTAATGGAGGTGAAGGGCCTGATCATGTACAGTTCAAAGATATGCAAACAACATTAACAAACACAGGAGGCTACTAATGCCAAAACGAAAACTAACAGAAATTGCTAATGACTTTGAGATTTCATTTGAAGAAGCTCAAGACATTGTAACAAACAGTCTTGAAGAAGACATGGTAACAGGTCGTGGTAAAAATACTTGGATCAATGATGCAGGTCAAAAAATATTTGACGACCTAATACCTATTACAGTAATATACAGAGGTCAGGCTATATCGCTTGCCCCTAATCCGAACTACATTATGGTATATGTAAAGGAACTAGCCAAAAAAGTTCCTGTTAAAGTACCGCTTAGATATTCTAGGCAATTGGTAGGTAAGTTCGTGCAACTTGAAGCAGATAACAAAGGACCTGAGCCTGTGTATTCTTGGAGACGCACTAAATGGTCAGATGATACTTGATACATCTGATAGAATATATACAAAATGGACAACGAAAACACCTCTGAGTCTTTAACCTTTGCAAAGAAAGAACCGGATGTAGGCGTACTACGCAATGCATACGAACAAACTGTAACTGAGTTAGAGCATTATTTTGATTTATGCCGAACATCTTACGATGAAAGACGCAACTATTGGGCAGGCAAAAGCCGTGACCACAGAAAACATGGAGCAGATGCTTTTCCTTGGGAAGGTGCATCAGATGTAGAGTCCCATGTTATTGATGAAAGAATAACTAGGCTTGTTTCTATGTTTATGAGTGCATTAAATCGCTCAAACATTAAGGCTTTTCCTGTAGGTGTAAAGGATGTAGGTCGAGCAAAAGTTGTTTCAGGGTTTTTGAAATGGATGATTAGTTCAGGTTACATACCTAGATTCAAAAGAGAAATGGAACTAGGTGCTAACTATTTACTAGAGCGTGGTATTTTAATCACATATGTAGGTTGGATAAAAGAAGATCGTACATTTTTGCAAAAAATGAATCTACAACAAATGGTACAAGTAGCACCTCAGTTAGTAGAATCTGTAATGGATGGATCAGATGATAAGTTAATTACAGAAATGTTAGAAATTAGTTTTAGCATTACGCCTAAAAGGGCAAAGGAAGCATTAATGTCATTAAGAGAAACAGGACAAGCAGAGATACCTGTAGTTAAAAGATCAATAGATGCACCTGAAGTAAAAACTTTAGCACCTGACGGAGACTTTTTCTTTCCTCCATATGTTACAGACCCACAAAGAGCACCGTATTGTTTTTATAAAACATACTATACTCCACAAGAATTAAAAAATAAAGTATCCACAGATGGTTGGGACGAAGATTTTGTAGATTACATTATAGCTAGATACAGAGGTGTAAGTACAGACTCAATCGAAAGAGAACAAGAGGGTCGCAGAAGCTATAGTTTAACTGACAATGCTTATGAAGCAGAAGAATTAGTAGAAATAGTTCATGGTTATCAAAGACTAATTGATCCTGATGATAGCTCGGAAGGTATATATGAAACTATATTTCATAAAGAATTTAGTGGTAATGAGTTTGCCCCAGGCTATGCTAAGTTTGAACTAATGAATGGATACGAAGATTATCCTGTAGTTGTAACTAAATTATCAGAAGATAGTAAAAGACTTTATGATACTACAACTGTTCCTGATCTACTTAGAGGAATACAAAATCAAGTTAAAGTAGAAAGAGATTCTCGAATAGACAGGAATAGTTTATCAACTTTACCACCTTTATTGCACCCAATAGGTCAAGCACCTTCAGATTGGGGTCCAGGTCGCAGAATACCTTATAGAAGAAAAGATGATTATCACTTTGCTGATGTACCAAGCTACAATGCAGGTTCAGTAGAGTTAGAAGATACAATGCTTTTACAGGCTGATAGATTGGTTGGTTTAGATGAAACATCACAAATTAGCCAAGTTCGTAAACAGTTTTTGGCAGATAAATTTTTAATGCACGCTTCAGAAGTTATTAAAATGTGCTTTAAATGTTTTCAAAGATTCGGTCCTGAAGAAGTATTCTTTCAAGTTACAGGCGTACCTGAGTCTATGCAAATGACAAAAGGTAACCCTAATGAAGATTTTGATATAACCATCAATTACGATGTATTAAATAACGATCCTGAAAAACAAGAAGCTAAATTACAACAACTTGTTAATTTAACTCAAATGGATGCTAGTGGTCGTATTAATATGCAAGGTTTATTGGATGCAATGGTGAACGCTATTGATCCTGTCTTAGCTGATGCTATCTTGCAACCTGCAGAAGATTCTGCAGAGCAAGTACAAAAAGATGTCACAGGTGACTTGGCTAAGATATTTGCAGGTATAGAAATGCCAGCTAGACCAAATGGTTCTCAAGTCGCAATGCAAATTATACAACAATATGTACAACAACCTGATATTGCACAAAGAATGCAAACAGATCAGGCATTTGCACAACGAATGCAAAAGTACATACAACAATATCAGTTTGCAATGCAACAAATGCAGAACGCACAGATTGGTCGCATAGGTACTGCACCTGCACAAATGGGATCAGTAAACACTCAAAATATGCAACAATAATGCAATTTTCATTTGAAGAAGACATCAATGCTCTTGGTCGTCATGAATCTTTTGCAAGATTTCTTGAGACCATTTATACACTAAGAGAAGAAGCTATTGCTTCTTTACACAAGTGCTCAACAGAAGAAATGCAACAAGTATCAGGAATGATATTATGTTATGACCAAATTTTGCAAATGGCAAATTGGAATCAACTGCAGTTACAACATAGTGATAGACTAAGGGGACACTTGTAGGTAGTGCTATAATACTTTTATCGGCATCTCTCCAGCCGCAAAGGAGTGGACAAAAAATTATGAATAGTGAAATCAATACTGGTAACTCCGAGCCAGAAACTAATTCGGTGGACAATACAATTACAACATCTGATTTTATAAACAGTCGTTCTCAACCTGCGGAGGTTCAAGAAGAACCAAAACAAGTTGTAACACAAGCAGATCAAACAGAAGCAGCAAACGAACCGGAAGTACAAGAGAGCCCGGAACAAGTAGCTACCGAAGGAAAATCTGCAGATGTTCTTTCACAGGTAGATTTAGACAATATGTCTGAATCAGAATTAAGGGAAATGGGTCAAAAGCTAGGAACTAAAGCAGTTGCTAGATTTGGCGAACTTACCGCTAGGCGAAAACAAGCTGAGGAGCGTATGCAAGCTATGGAGCAAGAGTTACATCAACTCAAGCAAAGTAATGCAAAGGCTGCTCCAGAGGTCAAAAATAATCCATTAGAAAAAATTAAATCAATGAACGAATTGAAAAAGCATCAAGGTGCAGCACAAGAAGTCATTGAATGGGCTGAAGATTTGCTTGATAAGCATGAAGATGAAAAATCATCTTCAGTAATCGCTCATGTTAATAATAAGGATATGACCAAAGCTGAAATTAAACAACAGTTACGACATTCAAGAAATGTAGTAAACAAGTATGTTCCTGCACAAGCAGCTACATTGCAGCGTAGGGCAGATATAATTAATCAATCAGCATCCTTCAAAAGACGAGCTCTTGAAGAGTTCGATTGGATCAGAGATAAATCTAATCCAACTAGCCAAAAGTACAATGCTATGCTAAAAGATAAAAGAATAGCATCATTGGAACAAACCAATCCTGAAGTAAGTGCACAATTGCCTTACATTTTAGCTCATGCAGCCAATAGTATGTATGGAAGAAAACCGGTAGCTCCTGGTAAAGCACCGATTTCTCCTCCTAAATCTGTTGGAGGTAATGCAGCAAAAGCCGAAAGAAAGCCATCTAACCGATCTGCTTCTCAGCAAGAGGTTAACCAAAAGTTTAGATCATCAGGCGATGTTAATGATTTCATTGCTCTCCGAACCTTACAAAAATCTTAAATTAGAAAGCGAACAAAATTATGTCATTTTCAAATACATTTGACACAACTAATCAAGGTTCTGCTGTTTCCAACCGTGAGGATTTGACGGATGTCCTAACAATCCTTGCACCTGAAGAAACACCAGTCCTTTCGTCTGCTAGCAAATCTAAAGCTAATGCTACATTTGTTGAGTGGACAGTAGACAAATTATCCGATCCTGTAACATCAGGTATCGATGAAGGAGCAGATGTCACAACATTTACAGATAAATTTGCAGCTCGTGCTCGTCTTGGTAACTACATTCAAAAGTTCCGTAGAGACTACATGGTATCAGATTTGCAAGAGTCAGTTGAATCAGTTGGTCCTGCTAAAATTGCACAAGCTGAAGCTAAAGCTATTCGTGAGCTAAAGCGTGATGTTGAGGCTACATTAGTTAGCAGCAATGACCGCAATGCTGAAGATGGTGCTGGTCAGCCTTACACTATGCGTGGACTTGGTAAATTCATTGAGTCTACTGCTAACACAGGTGGTGCTGGTGCACCTGCAGATATTCCTGCAGACTACCGTACACCTGCTGGTTCTATTAGTGCAGCTGGTAATGCAATTACAGAAACTCAGTTTAACACAGTTATCCGTTCAATCTACGAAGAAGTTGGTTCTACTCAGAATCTTACTCTTGTAGCTGACACTAACTTACGCACAAGAATCTCAGACTTTGCTCGCCTTGCTGCAGCAACAGACGCTGCTGCTAATATGCGTAATGTTAATTACGATGGTAATAACTCTACTATTAAACTATCTGTTGAAATCTATCAGTCAGATTTCGGTACAGTTTCTATCGTTAACAGTAATCCAAAATGTTCTGCAGATACTGCAAACTTAGATCAAGGTTTCTTCGTGAACCCTGAGTACTATGGTATTCATGATCTAATCCCAATGGGCTCAACTCGTCTACCTAACTTAGGTGGTGGTGAGCGTGGTTTCGTGGATTGTGCTCTTACATTAGGAGTATACCATCCTGCAGCACACGGTAAAATCGTTGGATAATAGAAAGGATTAAACATTATGCCTAAATTAACAATTAATGAAAACTCCCAAGGTTTCACAGATACTTTGACAATCTCTTTTGAAGATTTCTCAGTAGATAATGCTGGAACACTTGCAGACCGTGCAACTAAAACATTCACATATGCGATCCCTGCAGGATCACTTGTTACCAAATGTTCTGCTCACCTAGTTACTGCTTTCGATGATAGCGGTTCTGGTGATGACTTAACTATTACAGTTGGTGATGGTGATGATGCTGATGGATACTTAACTGCTGCTGACATTCACACAGATGCTACTGAAATTACATATGTAGCTAATACTGGTGCATTGTTAGACAATGAGAATGGTAAAGTATACACAACTGCTGATACTATCGACATCTTGTTCAGTCCTGATACTGACAATGATGCTCCTTATTCATTGAATGAGTTAACTGCTGGAGAAATCAAACTAAAGTTTGAAATCTGCGACCTTAACTAATTGAATTCTCGGTTGGGGGGCGAAAGCCCCCTGCCTTTTATTTATGACTGATATTATTACAAATGTACCACGAAGCATCACAGATGGTGAAGTGGATGATGCATTCATGAAAGAAATCTTAAATGGTTTTGAGATTGAACGCAGAACAGAAGAACAAAGAGTAGCTCGTGCTAGGTTAGAAGCAAAGGAACATGTAGGTAAAACTCACCCTATATTTGGGAAATGTGTAGCCACTATACCTGCTAGAGAATACTTTAGATTGACTAACATTTATGGAGACGAAGAAGTTAAGTCAAAAGAATTTTTACAGTACTTTAACAAGAAATTTAAAGACCTAAGTCCAAATAAAGCCTAATGCAAACTAGATTGTACAAAGATTTATATAACTTGATAACATCTTTATGTGGTGTATCAAGATTTGCCGACTCAGAAGAAGACGATATAATGAATTTTATAAATCGTAGGCTTACAACTGCTTACAATGCTTCACAAGCATGGCCCAGGTACTTGGTCGTAGGAGAGGCAAGACCTGTAGGCAGTTTTGTTTTAAAAGGTTTAACGGCAGCTTCTTTTTATGAATCAGATACTTTTAATAGTGCATTTGAACTTTTAGGCAAAGATTCTAATGGTCATGAAGTTTATTACAACATGAATGTAACCACAAGTGGAGCACCTCATGTATTTATAAAAAATAATAGTACAAAAGCGTGGCAGTTAAAATTAACTCAAGGACAACCAACTATTGATGTTGATACAGGTGTAGTAACGACTAGTTTAGCACCTGCGGTAGCCGTTGTTGAACAAGATACAACAACTGACTCATCGGAATATGATTATCCATGGTTGGTTAACCGTTGGACACTTCCAGGAAGTTATACCCAATCTCGTAGTTATCCTATTTTTGAGCTTAAATCTATTATACCTTATGAAAGTACAATAGTTACAAGTACTTACACAAATTTTTCGGCAACACCAAGACAAACTATAGGTGAAGTATTAAAAATACATAGAACTCAACCATTTAATAATAAATCAGCGGTTGAATATGAATTTTACAATGATGAAAAAGGTGCAGTTGTATTAAATGCACCTAGTACTACAAATAATGAATTATTCGTTACTTACAAAAAACCATTAACATTATTTACAACATCAAGTTTGCCTGGCTTATCTAGCGAAGCAGTTCCTGCAGAGTTTTTTCCATATTTAGCTCATGCTACTTATGCAGACTTTTTAACAATGGATGGTCAAACAAGTAGAGCCGTAGTAGAGCAGGATAGGGCAAATGAATTACTCGCCCTAGAACTTGAAAAGGTTGATATAATGAGTAATAACCAAATTCCAGTAACTAAATTTTCAACATATGTCAATAGACAATCAAGATAATGAACTCAAGAACAACTAACTTATATCCAAAAATCAATCCTGATGTTGCAGCGATGAAGATGTTGTCTGTTGGCGGATCAGCAGTACAATTAACAGACGGCTATACATTCAACGAAAAAACTAGGTATATTTCACTAGATGTACAAGACAACGATGTATATGTTACATATACAGGTGAAACACCAAGTGCTACAGTTGGACACATATTGTATGCAGGTAATTCGTATACTTGGGATGTAGATACTGCTAAAGCAGCTAAATTCATTCAAGTAGGATCAGCCGCAGTAGTCGCAGCATCTCAATTTACTGATTAATGGGCATTACTACACAGGCATCCGTTAATGTACTTAACGGAAACCTAGCTTCTGCTTGGAACAATGGTAATCCAGGTGGATCAAATAGCCTTTTGCCTAGTATTCCTGGGAATGCATTAGCAAACCCTACATTTAATGTAGCCGAGTCAGCACCACCTGTATATGATTCATTTGCTGGTGTTATTTATTTTGGGGAATGGGGTCATTTTGGTCAGTTATTTACAAATAATGGTGATTACAAGACAAATTCTGCAACTAGATATTTAGCAAATTTTCCTGCATTTAAAGATTTAGGTGGAATTAATTTAGGTGACCAACCAAAGGTTATAAAACTATTTGGCACCGGTACTAATTTTCCAAGCAATACAGGAGACAAAGTAAATACAAATAATGCTAGAACATATGAAGCACCAACATTAGTTGGTTTTTCCGATGGTGCACCTGCATCTTCGTTTCCAGATAGTGGAGCTTGGTGCAGACATGAGTGGAGTCAAGGTGTAGCTGTTCCGGATAGTGCTACTAAGGTTACATTCGGTGCATATATAAGAACTCCTGCTGATGACTTATTTAGGTCTTTAAATTGTGGAGGTGTTTATATATGGCAAGATACTGCATCTTCACCTCCTATCAATGTATATATAAATGCAATAGTTGTTAAAAAACCAACAGACAATATAGAGTTAGTTACAGGAACTCAATCTGCAGGACTTAACTCGCAACAACAATGGTCTGGATTAAGTGATACGAAAGATGTAGATCATTATGATCTCAGGTGGAATGATACAAGCATTATACAGAGTATTGATTATAAAAGCACAAGTGACCACCAACAATTTAGAAAAGTAGAAAAAGAGGTAACACTACAATCAGGAACATCTAGGCGATTAGGACTAGCAATGTTCTTTGGTGAAAACCAAGGTAATCTTGACGAAAGTGGAAACCCTACAGGTTCTATACAATTTTATAATCCTTTTGTAATATTTGAATAATGGAAGATTTAGTAAACAGATTAACAATTTCATTTTTGGGAGTAATAGCATCTTGGGGCTTAATGGATATTAGCATTATACTTGCATGTATCGCTTCAGTTGCTACTATCATAAATGCCACTCTTGGCATTTTAGAAATCCTGAAAAACAAAGATGATAAATAATTCATTTGTAATAGTATCTTGCCATTACAATTCTAGTAAATTTTTCAAAACTTGTTATAACTCTTGCATAAGTCAAGATGATGATGATCTCGGAATTATTTTTATAGATGATTGTTCCATTGATTCAGAAAGAAAGGCATTTTTGGAATGTTTTACTGATTTAAAAAAAGTAGGTAGAAATTATTTTACTGCAAAAGCACACGGTAAAGATATTTTAGTATTACTAAATGATAAAAGAGTAACATCGGCTGCACTTAATCAATACCTTGCAATAAAACATTTTGTTACTAATCCTGATGCCCTGTGTGGCATTGTAGATGCTGACGATTATTTATTCCAAAATGCAACAAAAATAGTTAGGGAAGAAATAGGTGATAATTGGATGTTTTGCTCTAATAACCGCAAGAAATCAGTTATACCTGATTTTAAGAAAAACATTAGAAAACAACCTTGGAAAATACAACATTTCAGGGGTTGGAAAAAGAAATTATCAGATTTAGTGAGATTGCATAGTTTTTTTAGAAACGATAAAGTAATAGGTCCTGGAAGTGATTTACCTTATATATATCCAATGATGGAAATGGCAGGTCCTGATAGAATAAAACATATAGAAAAAGAATTGTATTACTATAATAACAAAAATCCTATAAATGATTTTAATGTAAATTTAAGTGAGCAATGCAAAACTAAAAGACTTGAAAGAAGTGTAGACCCATATGATAGAATAGATGTATTATGACACCGGAAACGATAAGTTTATTTTTAGGTAGTGCAGTAGGTAGTATTAGTAAGCTCATAGGCAAAATGGTATCTGCTAGTATCGATATGAACAAAACCCAAGTAGAGGGTATGGTCACAAAACAAAAGGCTGCAGACACAAGCCATGATAAGGCAGCAAGGCGTGGTGGAGAATGGACAAGAAGATTTATTGTAATAACTGTATTTTTCGCAGTTGTTATAGCACCATTTTTATTAGCACACAGTCCTGAAGGCATTACAGTAGGGCAAGAAAAAAGCTATATCTTTGGATTAATTAAAGGTATAGAGTATGAAACTTTATCAGGTTATTTAATATTACCTGAAATTAGACAAACAATAATGGCTATAGTAGGATTCTACTTTGGGTCAGCACAAATTAAATAGGAGGTAATTATGCCATACGGAAAAGGTACATATGGAAGTAAAGTAGGTAGACCATCAAAAGCTGCTAAAGCTAAAGGTCGTGCTAAAATGAAAGGTAAAAAATAATGGCTGGTAAAACAAAAAAATCTACGCCAAAAAAAGCTACTGTAGCTTCTTTATCTAAAAGGTTAGACAAGATAGAGTCTATGTTGCAAGGTGCAACTAGAGGACAATCTAGATCTGAATCTAGACAGAGACCCCAAAGGTCACCACAAATGGCTCAAGGGCCATCAAGACCCAATGCACCTAGCGGACCAGCAGGTGGAGGAACTCGCCCTATGCCAAGACAACAAGGTGGAGCAGGCATGCAATCTGGAGGAATGAGACGACCAGGAGGTATGGGAGGCATGAGAAATGCATAAAGAAGGATGTTGTGTAAAATGCATGGGTGCAAAAGAAAGACCCAATGTAATTAACACAAAACGAAAAAAAGTATAATGGCTAAATTATGTGCAAGAGGTAAAGCAGCGGCTAAACGCAAGTACGATGTTTATCCATCTGCTTACGCTAATAGTTACGCAGTTCGTGTTTGCAAAGGTCAAGTGAAAGGATCAGATGGCAAAAAGAAAACTGCAAGCGGCTATACTAGAAAGAAAGTATGAGTCTAAGAAGATGGCATCAAGAGAAGTGGGTAGATATTAAAACTGGCAAACCTTGTGGAAGAGAATCAGCAAAAGGAAGCAAAAGAGCATATCCTGCCTGCAGACCCTCCAAGAGAGTTAGTTCTAAAACTCCAAAAACTAAATCAGAGATGTCTTCATCAGAAAAGTCAAAGTTTAAAAGAACAAAGACAAGCAGTAAAAGAATCCCATATTCGCACAAAAGAAAAAACGCATGAAAAAAACATTACTATCAGTAGCAAAAAAATTAGAAAAAGCTAGTAAAGCTCATGCAGGGCAAGCTAAAACACTTAGAAAATTAATCAAAGATGGCAGATAAACCTATTAAAAGGACTACAGGCAAGGGTGGTAATTATAGACCAACCAAAAGTGGAGCAGGTATGACTAAAAAAGGCGTAGCTGCTTATCGTAGGGCAAATCCAGGTTCAAAGCTAAAAACTGCAGTTACAGGCAACCCTAAAAAAGGTAGCAAAGATGCTAAACGCAGAAAATCTTATTGTGCTCGATCTTTAGGTCAGCTTAAACGCAGTTCTGCAAAAACAAGAAATGACCCAAACTCAAGAATACGACAAGCTCGTAGAAGGTGGAAGTGTTAAATGAGATATAATGAATACGGAGAGCATGATCAAAAGTATCAGGATGCAATAGAGACTGTTTTTGATGGATTTAACACAAGAACAAGACCTGATGCACTTGCTGGTGGTACTTTGCAATTATCACAAAACTTTAGGTTTGACCGTGCAGGTACTGCTAGGGTTCGTGACAGTATAACTTTAAAATCTGCTCCGTTGGCACTAGATGGAACTACTGCCTTTACATTGCCATTTTACGCTTATGGCTTACCTGACGATAATACTACTACATCAAACAATGTAGACACTACTAGTATAACTCGAACAGGCACTACATTAAGACTTACTATGGATGCTGCTGACAATTTTTTTGTCAATGATACATTAGTGTTTATAGGTGCAATTACAGGACTTACAGATTACTCAACAGGTAATTACAAAATTACTGCAAGAACAAGTACCTATATAGAGGTAGTAATTGCAGGGATAGGAGGAACACCATCTGGAAACACTACATTAGGAGCACCAAGATTGCAGGATTCATTTGTTACTAGAGTGTATGGTTCATGTGTATTTGCTGATCCTAAAAATGAAGGAGAACAATATATAATTTTAGCAGGAAATGCTAGTGCAACTGCCGTAAAAGTATCAGATGCTTCAACAACAACTATTACATATGATAGTGGTGCAATATTTATAGGCGAAAATGTAAACCTTATACAGGCTTTAAACAAGGTTTATTTATTCAGAAAGGGTCAAACTACACTTGAGTGGAATCAATCGCTTACAGGCAGTCCTAACTTTACTAAAGTACCAAATGGTTCGTATACCCAACCACAGGAATACGCAAGTAATAATAATACAGAAATTTTAAACGGAAAGGTAACAGTTACTGAAAATAGTCATGGATTAGAAACAGGTAATATTATATCAGTTATTGAATCTGCACATGATACTTTAAATGTTGGTGATCAGTTTAGGGTTACAAAAATTGATGATAATAGTTTTTATTTTTATGCAACTGCAGATGATACATCAGGTGCTATAACTAATAAATTCATAGGTCGAGTTTCTGACGGTGGTGGATTTATACACAGTCCTGCCCCTGAGTTTGGAATACTACACCAAGATAGATTAGTTGTACCTTATGCTTATACATCAGATAGTAGTCCTGCAAAAAGAGATCAAGTTGATGAAATACTTTTTTCTGAAGCATTTTTTCCTGATCAATTTGATCCTATATTTGGATTTGGAAGAATGTTTCCAGGTACAGACGATAGGGTTGTGGGATTGTTTTCATTTGCTGATGAAAAACTAATTGCATTTAATAGAAATAGTATTTTTATTTTTGGAGATGTAACTACTTTGCCAGGAACAAAAGAATTAGTTACTCAAGAATTAGGACTAGTTGCTAGAAGAAGTGTAGTCCAAGTTGGTAATCAAATTTTGTTTTTGTCAGATAATGGAGTATACGGAGTTAGTTTCCAAGATTTGTATAACCTTCGTGGTAATGATGTACCATTAAGTGAGCCTATACAAAGTATATTCGATAATATCAATAAAAGCCAATGGGATAGGTCTGTAGCAGTTTACTTTGATAATAGATACTATATATCTATACCACTAGATGATGATGATTTAACCAATGGTCAATCAAGTGAAAACAATAATTGTTTGTTAATATTTAACTTTTTAAATAAAAAATGGGAAAGTATAGATAATGTAGGTACTGTAGCTAGAGATGGAACTCCGGTTTCTTGGGACATACAAAACCTTTTAGTAGCTGGTGATGGAGATGATCGTGCAGTATATGCTATAAATAGTTTAGGTGGAATCCATAAAATTGATGGTTCTAATACTATAGGAGACGATAATCTTGTTACAAATATAGGATCAAGCACTCTGTCTGTTCCGTTTCCACCAATTATAAGAACTAAACAATATAATTTCAAAACAAGTCAGCGTAAAAAATGGAATGAATTTGAACTGCAGGTTAAGTCTAATGATAACATATCTTCTGACATAGATATAAGATTTACAACAGAAAACGAAGACAAAATTATTGGTATAGGTAGCCTAAGTGATTTTAATGATACAGGCGATCCATTAAGACCAGGAGAAGACCTTTCCATCCGTGGTAGAATAGGTAATGTAAGAGCGTATGGAATAGATGCAGAATTTACAGTAACATCAGGAAAACCAGAAATTAAATTATTTAGGGTTACTGGTGGTTTAACATTTAACTCAACACAACCCTCAGAATAATGGCAGGAATTGAAACAAGTCAATCATTTGGAAATAACGATCAGGTAACGGCAGCTAGTCTTAATGGTATTATTTCTAATTCTAAATTAAATACCGATGCAGTAGATGGTAATGGATCATCAACTGGAACTATTTATGTAAATGGTAGTGGTGTTTTATCAGTCGGAACTATAGATGAAGGCAATATTAATGCTAATCAAGTTACTTTAGGTAAATTAGCACAATTGGATGATGGCAAAGTAATAGGTAACACTACAGGCAGTACTGCAGACCCATCTGCTACTAGTGTAGTAATTAGTACATCAGCAGGTGATACAAATGGTTTATTGTTTGATAATGATGATATGCTTGACAATGATGATACTGCAGGTGGTTCAGCTACTAGAGGAGCTACTCAGCAGTCCATTAAAGCATATATAGACTCAGATGCAGTAAAGCTAGCAGGGTTTGACCCTACTGAAGTTGCAGGTGGCTCTACTGATGGAATAGGAGCTAGACATGAAACTGTAGGATTACCTAATGGTTTAGTGATGAAAATAGGTGCTTTAGCACCTGCTGATGCCGCAGACACGCAAACTACTGTAGACTTTAGTGCACTTTCAGGTGGATCGGATTTTGGTACTGCCGTATATTGTGCAAATGTAGCATGGGAAAAAACAGGTGCATTCGCTGCAGGTTCGTTAGCTTATGTAGATACTTTAGATAAAACTCAGTTGATTATAAATCATACTGCAGGACCTACATTGTTACACTATACTGTCTACGGAAGATAATGCCTCCTCCAAATAGAAATAACTATTATGTTGACGACAGAGACTCTGGCGTTGATCCAAATTTTATTGCATACAATCAGCCTACAACTAGGGTTGATGAAGATGGAACATATTATGAATTACCTGACTTAGTTGTTGAAGAAAAACGCTTTGATGGCTATGATATAGATATTCCAATAGGTACTGTTGATTGGATTATGAGTTCTGGTGAAACACGAACTCAACAAGCATACTATATGCAATATATGGCAGACCGTTTAGGATGGGTAGATGGTTGGGATGTTTATGAGATAGATAAAACAAATGCCATGATCAACATCTATGAAAGTACTTGGAATAAAATAACAGGTAGAGAAGATGATTTTTGGAATTTGCCTAATCCGATAGAAATGGTCAACGACATATTTAAAAAATTTGTCAAAGACAAAAATGGAGACCCTGCTCGATTACCTGAAGAAGTTTTAACTGCTGGTGGTTATAGAGATGATGATTTAGGTAAAAATTTTGTTCAAGATATTCCTGTATTTTTAACAACTGATGAATTATTAGAATCGGTTAGTACAGGTCAGCCTTATATTATGCCATCAGATATGGCAGAGGTAAACAAAAGCAACAATGCATTTATTCGGTGGTTAGATGATAACATAATAGACCCTGTAGAAGGTTTTGGCGTAGCTATTCAAAAAGCCGTTGGTGGTAAAGCTCCTGAAATGATATTAAATTCTATAGGTTTTGCTAATGGAATGCCTTTTTTAGGTAGTGCTATTAATGCAATTGCAGATTTATTAGGGCCTAAGAAGGGATCGGCATGGCTTGATTACTTGCAAAATAATGGATACATTGATGCAAATGGTAATACTTTAAAAGACTTTGATCCAACTTATTGGGGACAAGCAAGAGATACATTAAATGACTTTTTTAACAATCCTCCTGAAGACGAAAATGGCAATAGGGATTATGGCATGCAGCTTGAAACTGAGCAAATGTTTGCAGAGTCAATTAGAAATATATTGGTAGAAGAAGCAGGAGTAGACCCTGAACTTATCAAAGATATGTCTGTAGAGAGCTTAACTGAACTTTCAGGTTATATTTCAGATATTTTAACAGAAGATCAAATAAGTGCAATACCTGCAGGAAGGCAAGATATTTCAGATTATGACAATTACTATAATGATGGTACTGAAACAGGAACTGATTTCAGCCAAGAATTAGATCAATTAGAGCAATGGGTACAAGATCAAACAGTAAACCCTAGTGAGTGGTTTGACAGATTGGGAATTAAACCTGAAGATGCTACTGCTTTTGGTAATGCAGCTGGTGATCGTATAGGTGGTTTTTTAAGCAATCATTTTACTGATGCATATAATGGAGTTGGAGGTTGGGATGATTACAATTGGTTTGGTCATAACGGTGACCAAGATTGGTGGGATTATCATATTAATCAAACCAATCAATATGTAAACCCTGTATTTGATGAATTAGCACAAAACCATATTATTGCAAACACCGGGTTATTTCCTAATTCTAACGATAATATTACAGGCACAACTAGTCTTTTTGCACAATATACTGATGGAACTTATGGTATTTTAGGAGATATGTCTGGAGATTGGGGTACTGCTACAGATGTATTTAACAATCGTGATCAATGGGGTTATAGCGGTTGGCATACTAGTCAGTTTTATGAAGATAATACTGGAGATGGATATGCTGATGATACAACTGATTCAGGCGATTTCTTTAATGCAAAAAATACACCTAGTAATTCTCTAAATTCTAGTGCACTTATGAAGTCCATTGGAATAGTTAATGTAGATGATTTTGGAAGGTCTGACGAATCAGGTAGATCATTGACATTTGATAAAATACAAGAAGATTATAGAAATGGTTTATCAAACTTAAATGAAAAATATCTTAATAAGGAAATCGGCATAGAACAACTCTTGCAAGGACAGGAAGATTTGGGAAAAATGAAAGACGATGCTCTTCAAAAAAGAAGAGAGGAACTAGAGTACCAAGATGAATGGACTGAAGAAGAATTAGAAGACTTAGTTGAAGAATTTGGACTTGAAGCCGCTGAAGAAATATCAGGTATTGATATTGATGATTCAGGTAGCATAGGTGAAACAGGCTTGTCACAGGAAGATTATGGTCGGCAAAGAACATATGATCGTGACATGGAAAGTTATGGTGATAATGATGGTGATAATATACCTGATTACCCTAAAGATGAATTTGGAGATACTGCAGTTAACCCTAGTACAGGAGAAACATATGGTTTTAAAGATGGTAGATCAATATATGATGCAGATGTAGATACAGGTGAAGCATTAAGACCAGGAAGTGAATTAAAATCAGATTTTGAAAAAGAATGGCTAGATGTATTTGGAGACCCCAATGCTACATCATGGACTGAAACTGCTCCTGGAGTTTTTGAGCCAAATGGATATTACAATTATCAAGATACAAATACAGGGTATACATATAGTTACGATCCTGAAACAGGATATACAACTATTGATTACGGTCCTAATACTGACTATGTAGGTATTGATAAAGACGGAGATAATTATGCTGACGGTTATGATACTGACGGAGATGGAATAGCTGATACATTTCTCGGAACAAATGTTAGAAAAGAAAATGATGAAAATCCATACGGAGAAAATGTACAAGGATATTTAGATGAAGGTAGAGATGTACGAATTGTAAATGAAGATGGAACAGTTACTGATGCTCGAACAGGAAATGTGTTAGATGACCCTAGAACACAAAAATTTGACGAAGATGGATATGTTGTAGATAAATCTACAGGAAAGAAATACGGCAGAGGGAGTGATGGTAGTTTGCAAGAATACTCCGATGGTGGCTTGCACCCTAAAGAAGTTGAAATGATTGATAACTTTGGCTGGCACGACAATGGAGATGGAACTATATCCAAAATTAGAGGTTCAGGAGCTAAAGTTAATTTTGAAGATGATACAGTAGGTCAAGGTTCAATTGTAGGTTATCATGGAGATAATAACACTATGTTAGGTGATGACCAAGGTGGTGGAAGCCAAGGTAGCTCAGGTGGACTAGTTAATATAGGTACTGATAATCAATTAACTACTAACGAACAAAATGCAGTTAATAGTGGCGATTATATAGATAACGGAGATGGAACTATCTCTAGAATTGGTACAACTGATAAGATAAATTATAACCAAGAAACTGAAACATATGAGAAAGTAGGAAGCCTTTCTGAGCCAGCCTCTGACCCAAATGCTAATCAGGGTAGCGACCAGGGTAGCGACCAGAGTAGCAACCAGGGTGGTAGTTCAGGTGGACTAATAGGAGATGATTCTAGTAATTCAGTAGGCGTAGGTGATAACATCGACATGAAATCATATGATTGGAATGGTGATGGTTTCTTAACTGGTTCAGAGTTGTCCAACTATGATTATAATATGGAAAATGGTCAGTTGCCTTCTGATATAGGTCAACATAACCAAGATATGATTCATTATCCTATCGAAAGTAAGATTAATGAAGCTAGAAATCTTATAGAAGAAGGTAGAACTGAAGAAGCTGCATCAATTTTAAATGATTTAAGATTGAATCCACCTGAAGGTAAAAATAGAAAACAAGTAGATGTACAACTAAGAAATGTAGGACTATTTGAGGACTCAGGTGAAAACCCTGTTTATTACGAAAGTGGTAACATAGTAGTTAGACAACCTGTTACAAGTGACCAAGAAGGCGACACAAGTGGTGGAGATCAAAGTGGTGACACAAGTGGAGGTAATCAGAGTGGTAACCAAAATAATGTAGATGTAGGAAACCAAAATAATAACCAAGGAAACCAAAATAATAACCAAGAAGACCAAGATGGTGGTGGCAGTTCAGGCAGTAGCGGTGGTTCAGCAGGTGGAGGCATGAATACTGGCGGTAATCTTATTGGAACTACTCCTGGTGAAAATGATGGTAGTGGAGCTAGTGGTGGTGGAGAAACTAGTGGTGAAGAAATCGTTGGCAACGAAGGTGGTGATACTAACGAAGGTGGTGATACTAACGCAGGTGGTGATACCAATGCAGGTGGTGATACTAACGCAGGTGGTGATACCAATGCAGGAGGAGATACTAATGCAGGAGGAGATACTAATGCAGGAGGAGATACAAGTGGTGGAGACGCAGGTGGTGATACTAACGCAGGTGGTGGAGACGCAGGTGGTGACACAAGTGGTGGTGATATAACTGTAGGTGAAGGAACAACTGTAGGTAACGAAGAAGAAATTGCAGGAAACACGGGCCAGGACCTTAATACAGATGTTGTTACGACTACAACTAACCCTGGTGATTTAGATGAGGAAATAGCAGGTGCTATAAATACTACCGTAGGATCAGGCGAAGGAAATACCTCAATGTTCACTACAGATACTAGCATTTCAGGAGATTTATTAACAGGAGGATTCTTAGATTCAACTGAAACTAGTGTATCTACAGATATTGGAGGAAATACTACAGATGTAGATACTACAATAGATACTACAACAGATACTACAACAGATACTACTAATACAACAACTGATACTACAACAGGTGAAGTTCCTCAAATCTTTACAGGAACACAACCTGGGTTAGAGGGTACAATTTTTGACACTAGTGGTACAATAGGAGGAAATACAGAAGTGGCAGACGATAACACAGGAATAGGTAACGCAGGTGAATCAGGAGGTGCAGAAGATTTTGATTTAGCATATGAATACGCAGTTACTATAGGTGCACCTAACCCAGAATCATATAGAGGTAAAGGGTTAGCAGGCATTTTGGGCATAGCAGAAGAGTATGAAACGCTTTCTGCTGAAGCCGCATTGCGTACTCAATCTAAGATAGCTACTCAGCAACAAGCGGTTGATAATCAATTAAGAAAAATACAAAAAGGTGAAGACCTTGATTTAATTGGTCAATTCGGAGAATCTTACAGAGATTCACTTCGTGCATTACAACCTGAAAGAAGTGCATTAACACAAGAATTGTACACTCAAGCTATGAAGAAGTACGATGACTTGGATAAACCATTTACATCTAGGGAATTAGCTGACGCAAGAAGAGAATCGTATGCACTTGCATCTGCACAAGGAAGGCAATTTGACCCTGTTCTAGGATTATATACATATAATCAAATGGATGGAGTTCGAGATAAGAAAGAACAAGCTGCTACTACTGCTGCACTAAACGCATTTAATACTGCTGGAAGTTTAGATAACAATGTTCTCAATGCCTTAATGATGGGTAGTAAGTTTACACCTACTACAGTTACACCTTCATTTAGTTCTGGTACTGCAATGAATTTAGGACTTGGCAACTTTGCAAATCAACAGGCGTATCAACAAAATCAAGAAGCACAAAGAATAGCACAAGAAAATTATAGGGCAGCAGTTGCAGCAGGAGAACCTAGTGGAATTGAAAAAGCATACAATGACTTACAAGAAGTAATTATGTATGGAACAGCAGCTAAAGAAGGATATGAGTTTTTCTTTGGTGACGGTGATGGTAGTGGAGGCTTTTTTGGTCAAGCAGTAGATTTTGGTAAAGATGTTATTGGTGGTGCAGCAGGTGTAGTAGGTGATATTTTGAATTTTGGAACTACAGAACAAATTACAGATGCAGGAGCTAGTGATGGATATGATTATTCAAGTAATACTCCTGAGTATAGTAGTTGGGAACAGTCTTTTAATGCAAAAAATGATCAATATTCGGATACAGTTAGTGATATAATAGACAGTTTTACTCCTGGTGGCTCTGCTATGGATGCTGCAAAAGATAGTGGTAAATCTTGGTCTGAAGCTAACAAACCATTTGGCGGCTATTCATGGTGTTGGGTAGCTAGAGAAGTTTATGGTGCAAACAATCCTAAGTGGCTAATGTTTAGAGAGTGGTTATTTACAAAAGCACCTGTATGGTTTAAGAACCTATATGGTAAATACGGTGAAAGATTTGCAAAATTCATATCTAATAAACCAAGAGTTAAAAAATTAATTCGCAACTGGATGGATACTAAAATTAAATAGTCATGGCTAACATACAACCAAGAGATAATCAGGCAATTAATACTAGTCTAGCAGTCGTTGATTATACGCCTAGCACTAATGTAACAGTTAATACAGGTGCATTTAAGGCACAACAACAAATAGCTGCGAACACTCGGAAGATAAATCAAGCTAATGCGGCTATGAAGGAGTTCAAGGCTAAAAGAGAGCAAAAGAAACTTACAGATGAAGCCGTAGCATACATTCAAAGATTAGGGCAAAGTAGTGATGAAGTTACTCAAGATGTAATGAAGTCCATAGCAGTTAATACAGAAGACCCTTCGGAAATTAAAAATTACATAAAAAGCCAAGGTGGTCCTACCGCTGCTATGAAATTAATCAATGATACTGCTGACTCTATGAGAACTTTCCAGCAGGATTTGATGACAGAAGCAGCAAAACAAGCAGGCAAGGCTGATAGTACTCCTGTCTTGATTCCGCAAGGATCAGGTACGGCTTATGCAGACGAAATGGGATACTCTAGTATTAGTACAAAACCTTATGTTGATTCTGAAACCGGTCAAGTATTTGATCAAGTCACTAGTTCAACTGCAGGTCCTACTAAAGTAGAAGATCAAGAAGATACATTTGTATTCCCTGAATGGGCAATGGTTGAAAATGCAGATGGCACAACACAGGCAAACTTAGAAGCGGTTAATTATATTGATTCAAACAATGATGGTGTTGATGACTTAATGCAGTACATAGACATGAGCTCGACAGGCAAAAGGTTTGTACAAACTGAAGTGATTGATAAGAATACTGACCCTGCTGCCATAACTGCAACCGAACAAGCAAAAGCATTTGGTAAGAAAAGAGGTGAAGATCAGGCTAAAATGATTTCTGATTATGAAACAGGTAGAGAATTAAAACTTGCTAATTTAGGTAGGTATGATCAAGTTCTAACTGCTATGCTTACTGAAGGTAGTTTTACAGGTGGATTTATTGAAAAATTTATTCCAAATGCAGCAGGATTTAAAGAAAAAGCTAGAACCCTATTTAACCCTACAGGTCAGGCAGCACTTGATAATGTAGCTTCAGTTGTTATGCAATCCCTTAAAGATATATTAGGTGGAGCGTTTTCAGAAAGAGAAGGTCAGCGTTTAATTGATGCAGCATACAATCCTGGATTAGGACCTGAAGAGAATGCAAGAAGGTTGTTAAGAGCTAGAAATATAATAGCCGTAGCACTACAAGAACAAGATAAGATGTATCAATACTATGTTGATAACGGAAATCTAGCTGGTTATACTGTTATGCCATTAAGTGTTGTTAACTCCATGATTAATGATTTCGAGTTAGACATGCATAAAGAGAATCTAAAAGAAGCAAAGTTAAATCCAAATAATGAGTTACTGCAGGATGCAGTTACAGGTGAAAGAAAAATGCTAAGGGTAAAGTAATTATGTCTGAATACAAGTTATGGAATCCAGAGCGTAAAAGCTATGTTACTTTTGAATATGATGGTGAAGGTAGACCTGATGCATCTACAGGTATAGAATTATTGCAAAGCAATAAAGATAACGCACTAATAGAGTTATCAAAGGGTGCACCAAAAACACCTACCAAAACTATCGAGACTCCTTACCTTACACCAAATCCATATGGTGTAAATATTGGGCCTACAGGCTTTGAGACAACTTACGAAAGACCTGTAGAAATAGATACAACAGAAAGAGATAATTGGTATAAAGAAAATGTGCCGAAAGCACTTGGTATAAATAGCTACGATTTCACTCTAGATGGTGAGGGTAGTTCTGGCGACAGAGCCAAGGCAGATTTTTTAAGAAATGATAGACACAAAAGGCAATGGATGGAACAAGAGTACGGACCAGAAAATGTTGCCGTTTATAATGTAGGAGGAAAGCATACATTTTTTTATAAAGACCCAAAAGAAAAAGACGCAAAGTGGAAGTTTTTTGATTCACCTGATGTAAATGGATTGGATGTTACTGCAGACTTATCTGCAGATGTTATTCCCTTTTTGTTTAACATTGGCACTACGGTATTTGCTTGGCCCTACGCAACTCTAGCAACGGCACCGGCTACAGGACCAGCAGCACCTATCTCAGGTGGTTATGTAGCTTCGACTGCAGGTAATGTTGTAGAATTTGGGGCAGGTGTAATTCAAGATGAAATTGCAGCTGAAGCACTAGGTGTAGATATAAAAAGCTCCGAAATACTTGCTATGAGAGCTACAGACTTGGCTATAAACCAAGGAACTGATGCTGTCTTAGGATTTATGGGTAAAATGTTACCTAGTTTTAAATACGGTCAGGCTTATAGTAACCAAGTTGCTAAAGAACAAACTGCCTTTTATGAATCCGTAGTAGGTCCTGATGGTCGTGTGCCCCTATATGTTCAAAGAGGTTCTAAGCAAGGTGAAGCAGGAACTGGTATTGACTTAGATAGAGCTGCTAACATAGCAAGTAAGTACCCTAATGGTGCAACTGCAAAACAATTTACTCAAGCTAGAGAAAAAGCAGTTACCGATATACGAAATAAATTCGGTGCTAATGAATTAACAGAAGCAGAGGCTGAAGTAATTCTCAGGGAATCCGTTGAGACAATGACTCAGCAGTACGATGATGATTTATTGAATGCTAAAAATGCACTAAAGGGGTTACAAGAAGAAGAAGCTACCATTAAAGCGAATATAGATAATATACCTAAGAGAGTATCTGATCAGGCAGAGGAGGCATTTGAACTAGCTAAACAGAAAAGAATAAACAAGGTGACAACTAGGGATTCTAAACCTATAAATAAACAGGGTGTAGAATTGATTGATATAAATCGCTCTAGATACATTCAGTTAGAGGGAACTAGAACTAGAATGTTCGATAATGTTTATACAAAACTAGACAATGTAAGAGTTAACATATCAGATGTAATTGATAGTTTTAATACAGTTGGTAACAAAGCTAGAACTGCAGGTGAAAATGAGCTATTGCCTATTTTGATGAACTCTAGTGAAAAATATGCCAACAGAGTTATAACTAGTTTAGATGAGGTAGCTGAAGATCAAATTGGTTTTAGGCAATTAAATAAACTCATACAAGAGATAGAGCTTAAAATTAATAGAGATGTAGTAGGTCAGGACGCTGCAGGACCTTCAAAGATTGATTATACAAATTTGGCAAATCAATTAAGAGGCATAAGAGATGATATACTAGAAAGCCCTGCCGTTTCAGATGCCACAAGAGCACAGTTTGATAAAGCTAATGATTTCTTCAAAAATACTATTTTGCCTTATAGAAAAAGACCTACATTTAAATTTTACAAACCTGAAGGTGGACAAAGATATGATACTGCAATAGCACAGAATGCCAAAGGTGAGCAATTTACATTACCTAGATTAGATGGTGGAGGTAATGGTGAAGGCTATATAAATTTTGCATTACAAAGTGTATCAAACTTAAAAATGGTTTTACAAGACGGAGGTAATTCGCCTGAAGTAAGGAAAGCACTTGGTAACGCTTGGTTAAGGCTTAATGGCTTGTCCGAAGGTTCTGCCATCAATGTAGGCAAGCTGAAGGAGATGTCGGATGCAGATTTAGAAATGGCATCTATATTATTCCCAGGCAGAGGCAAGGCAGAGTTTTCACAAAAGGTACAATCATTGATTGATTTAGATAACCTTGTTCGTGACAAGGATGGTTTTATTGAAGGTATATCTCCTGAATTACATAGAAAGATAATGAATGCAGAAGACCCTGTGCAACAAGATAAGCTACTAAAAATAGCTCAACAACAAATAGAAGAGCAGAACAAGATTGATGAAGTAACAGGTAAGGTTTTAGTAGACTTACAGAGCAAGGGAGAAATACCTACATTTAGTAATCAATTTACTATTGAGTCATACATGAGCTCATTGTTTAAAGATGGTGTAAATATAAAGCAATTCAACCAATTACTGAAGGAGGTAAGGGAAAAAAGCCCTGCAGATTACAAAGCATACAAGAGAGCTGCTTATGATTATCTAGTTAACCGATCAGGTGGTGGAACTAATTATGAAAAGGGTGCACAGAAAGCATTTGGTGAAATTACATTCGACCCTGTACAAATGTTGAAAAACTTAGAAGATAATCGTGAAAAACTTATTTCTTTGTTAGGTGAAAATGAATTTAATTTCATAAAATCAAGAGCCAAAAGTATGAGAGAGTTCTCTGTAACTCAAGAGAAGGCAGCAGGTAAATTCAGTATTGCAGGTAATCCACTCCAAGGTTTTGGAACTGGTTTCTTTAGTGACCTAGGTGGAGTAGCTAATGAAAGATGGACGCAGGCTATGTTGATGATAGATGATACAGGTAAGAATCCATTTAACAAAAAGCTAGTCAGCAGAAATGAGTTATTCCAAATACAAAGTAGTTTTTACTTGAGGGCAAACTTAGGAGTTGATTCTGCCCTTATGTTGGCAGATATGTCTGAAGCTGATCCAAGATTTAGAATGAGTTTACTCGAAGAGTACGCAGGTATTTTTCAAAGAAGTTTTGACGAACAATTAGAGTTTGAAACAAGGCTCAATGAATTGAAGATGCTAAGAGCTAACGATCCAGCATTGGATTTGACTTTCTCTCCACCAACAGAAACAGAGTAATAAAAAGGGCGACCCTGGGCCGCCCTTAGTAGATAATAGTCACAATGCAAATTAAGTCGAAGAAAAGTATAAGGACTTAAATAGGAGGAGAGAAATATCAAAAACCTCCCTGCAGGTGTTACCATTCTGCATTACCTTATTCC